ATTGGTGAATTTTCAAAATATGGATTGTTTCTTGTTGTGGTAATCGTGTACCGGAAACAATTTGATTTCAACTCACATCCATCACCTTTGCAAAGTTTCATATCTGCATCAAGTTTTTGGAAAAATTCATTCAATGTTATTTTGTTTGCTTTCATAAGTTTGGTGAATTAAGTCACTGAATATGTCGTTATTTGGTGAATTTATATGTTTTTAAGAATAATATTTAAAAACATCGCTATAATTCCAACAACACCAACAAGCGTCATAATTTCTGCAAAAAACTCTATTTTTTTTGTGAGTTCATCAAACTCTTTTTTGTAATCCTTTTCCATTGCGTTTTGTTTAGTTGGTCAAAATTAAAAATTAGTTTTCTATAAGTAAACTTTTAAGCCATTAAAATGGCACATCATCGGTTATTACTTTGATCCTTTGTTTTTTTGCATCAATCGGATGATAAGCACCGCCATTATTAAAATCGGGTGCTATCGTGAAAACTCCTTGCGATCCGTTTTCTTTTCGTTTAACTTTTTGCACATATACTTTTACAGCATCAGATCCGTATGCAGTACGTTCATTCAATGATCGGTAAATGGTCAAGCAGTTGTAAGCCTTATTGAAAAAATCCGATGATCCGGATATGTCATATGGAGTTGGCACACGATAAACGCCATCATTCATTTCCATTTTTCGTGGGTGTGCAATCAAAAACAAATGTGTGTTTGTCTGCTGGCAAAACTGGGTGATCTCTGATAAGATCCGACCAACATAAGAATGATCACGTTGATCCGAGTGATCAAGCATATTGTATGGATCGATCACACAAACATTAATTCCTTTTTGAAAAACCAAATCTTTAAATGCATCCAAGATTCCTTTCAATGTCAAGTTCTCCAAATCGATCTTCACAAAGTAAAAATGATTCTCAATGAAATCCTTTGTCAAGTTTAATGTTTCATTGTTGCAATTCTTTTGGTTTAGTTTGTTTGCAATTCTTTTGATATGGCCTTCATATGGAAATGATTCCGGGGCAAACATTCCAACACGCATATCATAACGCATTGCCAAGTTGCAGCATATTTGATCAATCACATCTGATTTTCCGGAGTTAGGGATTCCAGTTACAACTGACCATTCACCCAAAGCCATCTTGAAATAATCATCAGAATCACCAAGTGAAATCGAATAATTCTTGACACCATACTCATTGTAATTTAAAACAGATTCCCAAATATCATCGATATTTAATATGCCTTCCAATGGAAAGTTTTTGGCGTCCCTAATGCACGATCTTAAAGTTTCCGCACCCTTGTGTACCAAAACATCGTTTGCATCCTTAAACTCGCCAAAATCAACGTATTTGCATCTGTATTGGCCAAATCTCCTTGCGAGTTCTGTGCGAAGCGACAAACCAGCCGCATCATTATCGGTGCAAAGGATGATTTCTTTTTTGTCTTTGAAGTATTCCCAGCAATTATCAAGGTATTCCAATCGCTGATTTCCTTTTGATGCACCATTCGGCACACTACATACCGAATACAATCCAGCTTCATTGAATGAAAGCGCATCCATCTCGCCTTCGACAATGTAGATCGTTTCCGAATCTTTGATGTTGTCCAATCCGTAAAAGATTAATTCCGCACCCGAAACAAGTTTAAAATTCTTTTCAGCATCACGATATTTGACATTGATCAATTTGCCTTCTCGATAATACTTGAAGTTGATCGCATTGCGTTTCTTTTGAATCTGCGGAAAAAACTCAACTGATTCGCCAACATTCCAATTCACAAGAGTTGGCTCGCTGATCCCACGCTTTTCAAAATACTTGATCATCCTCGGTGAAAGTTCGGATTTAACATCCACCGGCTTTGCATATTCTTTGGTGCGTTGTTTAAGTTTTACGTTGCCAGACCATCCGCAATGATGGCAGTTGTAAAAGCCTTGTTCAATGTTTACCGACAATGGTTTGTCGGCTTTGTTTTTTCTGTCTTGTGAACATTTAGGGCAAGTGAGTTTTTGCTCAACTTGATTGGGCCGCACTTGGATGCCCAAATCATAAAATTCGGATAAATCAATCATTGTATTTTGTTTAGTGTGTTGAAATGCAAATCAAAAGGAAATTCAAATACTGGCAAAATTTTTTTTTCACCATATTTTGGAAATTCAACTGCGGTTTGTGTGTTCATTGAAACCTCCTTGATCGGAAAGTTTTTGATCTGATAAATGTCGTAAATGAAATCACCTTCCGCCAACGATAAAATAAGCCAACCCATTACCGCATCTTTTTGGTTTTCCATTAGCGACACAATCGTGTCGATCTTTTGTTTTTCGATGTAAAATGTATCCCATTTGTGTGATCGCATTTTCACCTCAACAAATGTTTTGATTCCTTTAAAATCGCCAATTATATCATATGGGCAAAATTCATCATCGATCAATTCAAATTTTCCAATGTTGTTTAGCAATTTGCAAACACGAGTTTCATTGTTTTTTGCTTCTTGTATTTTCATAGATCAATTCCTTTGAGTTCGTTTGCGAAAGTTTCAAAGAAGATGTCAATGAATTTTACGCCTTGTTTGTTTGTTTGTCGAAGTTTGAGCAGCGAATAAAAGTTCTTTTGCCAAAACTCATCCTTTCTCGCCTTTTGGATGATGTAGTAAACTTTTCGTGGTGAATAACCATCGATGCGGTTTAGTTTGTCAATGCAATCCAACCATTGATTTTTTTGACTTGTGTTTTTTGGTCTGTATGATTCCGGAAACAGATCCACAATGTGATCAAATGCCTTTTGGACAACATCATCAAATTGCTTTTTTGAATTTGGCGGATTGTTATTTCTTTTAATTGTTTTAGTATTAGTATTAATATTAGTATATATATTAGTATTTCTTTGTGTTGGATTTTCCCGATGTCGGTGTTTTCCCGATGTCGGTGTTGCCCGATGTCGGATATTTGGAGTTGCCTCAATTTGATAATTCCAGCCGACAAATTTACCAGCTTCATCTTTTACACGCACTCGGATCAAATATCCTTTTATTTCCAATTCCTTGATCCTTGTCCGGATCGCATCCTTTCCATTGCTAAATGCATTTGATATATATTCCAACGTGATCTCAAAAGTATCTGAATGTGAAATCAGAAAACAATACAATCCAATGGCGGAAAGCGAAAGCGATTGATCACGCAAAATCGTGTTCGGCACGATTGTGTATTCAATGAATTTTTTGGGTTTGATTATAAGTCCAGTTTTCATAGCAAAAAAAAAGTATAGGTTTCGGTGGTGCAGCACCTACTCCCCATACTTTAGGATTTTTATTATGCCCAGTTGAATCTGCACTTTCAATTGGGTTGGTAATCGTTTGTTTAATCGTTTGTTGTGTCTGTAATTCTTTTCAGTTGATCACAAAATGTTCTGATGTCGCCAAATGTCCGACAAAAATCGTCAATACTGATCGGATCATCCTCAAATAAACAAAATAAAGTTTCAAGCAGCAAATCAAATTCAGCTTCGGTCATCATTCCAACGTATTGAAAATTTATGCTTCCTTCAAACGTCATTGATTGAGTGTAGCGGATTCGCTGATTCAATTCATTCCAAAAAACTTTCTTGAGATTATGCATTGTTGAAGTATTTGTCGATGACTTGTTTCGCTTCCTCAAATGAATTAACCCACAATGCCTCCCAGTTTGCCATTTTAAGGCGTTTTAACGCATCTTGTTGATTTTTGGTTGGCTTGTTACTGCCCACCTTTAATTCGATCGCTAAACCACACGAAAATTGATTTTGATGAAACACCAAAACATCTGGTATTCCGGATGCGCCACCAAGATATTTGAATTTGAATCGTTCAAATGGCGTTCTTTTGCCTTCATTCGCACAATGGATTGAATATGCCTTTGGATATTGCGTTTGCAAGTAAAGCATCACCATATGCTGCAAATGATCTTCTTTTGTTAAGTATTTGAAAAACGGATTCAAATCAATAATTTTTTTTCAAAGTTAATCAAAATTGATCTTTGATTCGATTTCAACTTGTAAACGATAATTTGTTGGGATCGTGTACTTAATGCCATAATCATTTAACGCTTCAATTGCTGCCATCATATGTTTCTTGTCAATCAATACAACAGAATCATCATCTGGCTGATCTTTTGGCTCACCACGCAATTTATCAATCGTAAATCTTTTTGCTAATTCAGTGGCATAATGTGGATGAATGTTGTATTTCATACCAATCTCTTTGATTGTCATCCCGGTGTAATAATAATCACGAGCAATGGCAACAGCCTTTTTTGAATGTCCTTTTGGTTTCATTTGTTGTATTTGTTGTAAAAGTGCGAATACAATTCGTTTATTTTTCTGCTGTATTGATCTTGTCCAATTGGCGTTTGCGTATAAACCTCAACTCCAGTTTTTTGATTGCCATTAATCTCAATGACAATGTTCACTCTTGGTTGCTTTACGCCAGCAGATCCATCGATTGGCTTGACATAAATTCTTATGCCATTTTCCCAGCACCATTTTTTGTATTTATAGTAAATATGATCCATCTTCTAATTTTTCAGCTGATGTGTATGTTGTAACCATTTTGGTTTTGAAATAGAATGACCAATCGCCCCACGCTTTGCTTAATGCTTTTTGGCCATCTTCAATCATTTTGTCGCTCATTGCATATACCTCAACAGAATAAGGATATTTTGTTTCGGTGGTAATAAATCGGAAGCAACGTGGATCATATCCCAGTACCCAACAATAAAATGCGGCTTGCAAATGGTATCCATATTTGTATATGTCAGATCTGAATGCACTTGGCGAATTGTCTTGGCAAGTTTTTATATCGCTAATAAATTTTAAGATCTCATTAATGTTGTCCGGTCTTACTTTTACCGGCACACTATCGATCTCGCCAAAAAATGATGCCTCCTTTACTCCTTGTGAATAGTATTGTGCAGTTTCGTGATTGTCAAAGTTTGCTTTGATGCCTTTTACAATCTCCATTTCTGAATCATTAAGAATGATTTTTGTCTTGGCGATTTCCTCGGCCTCT